CCCCAGACCATGCTATGATACACTGGATGAGGCATCCGGTGTATTGCATTACGCTTAACTAAGCGAGTACCAGCAGGTATACGGCCGTGTGAATTAGATGAGACATATCGATCACGCATTAGACGGTAGTTGACCGTTAGATGATAATAATCGGATGTGTCATCTTTATCTGCAGGCGTCTCGACAAAAAACGTCGTAAACGCTCGCTTCGATTCCCACAGGTCTAGCCAGAACTCAGACGTCGATGGTCTATCGGAGATGAATCCGATGTAATCTCGGCGCCCAGAATCTAGCTCAAACAGTATCTTAGGCTCAGCCAAAGGCTGATCCGGATATTGTCGACTTGCTGAAAAACATTTACCCGCGCCCTTAAGGGTTTTTCGGTTCATTTGGTCAGAGGACATGAACTTAGTCGTATCCCGCGCTTGCCTAACAGCAAAGCGGTAAGAATACTTCCAGCCCATGTGAAAGGCCTCATTCGCATAGGACCGAATCGCCTCATAAGAGGCTCCATCCAGTGTTGTAACAAAGGGTGGCCAAGTGTAACGCTTGGGGGTGATATCGCAACCCCCCAGTGCGTAAACGCCGCAAGATTCTCGAACGGGGCTGATGCCGATGAAAGACTTATCGACATTAACCTTGAGACCAAGACTTTGAAGCAATTCAATTAAGTCTTGTGCGGCAAAATCTGGTACGGCAATATCATCGCCGTATATGCGAATGCTGCGTCCCATTCGACGAAAACGGTTTTTAAAGCCGTAATAGTCAAGGTAATGGGGGATATCGTCAATGGTGGCTGTTACGCCCGTTTCCACGAAAGTGTGGGTACGGATGACAGACCATATGGCTGCAGCACAGAACACAAAAGTCTGAACTGGGAACGTTAACGCACTTCCCATACCGCCATACATCGATAGTTCAACGATCATCTTTTTGACCAGAACCTCATGTGAACGGCCTGCCAGCAGGAGATGTAGTAAATTCCCGCTGAAAAGGTCGCACACAAGATCGACGGAAAGATAATCCGACGAAAAGTTCAGGTCAATCGTTGACGGTTTGTACGGATCCTTTATCAAGCAACTACCTCTAATTGCACACTCTTGACTGAATGTCTGGTCAGAGAACTTTATGAAGTTGCTCGCTGGAACCTCGCCCTGGTCAACTGCTCGATACAGGTCATATTTCAGAGCCTGCTGAGCAAACTGCATTTCGGGCGGTTCCTTTGTGATAGGACGTACGGACCCGATGTCTTTCGGGACGTCGACCCACACTGCCGGCCTTTTAACAGGCGACAGGAGTGCGTCTAGGTCGAAATCGACATCGACTGGATGAAAGGCGATCAACTGACAGGTTTGCCAGTTAGGCCGATAATTCTCGTTCTTGTCAGGAACGAACTCGGAGCTAACAGAGGTCTTACCAGGACCGTGGTTACCCACGAATCCAGGTTCGATCTGAACAAGCCAACCAATGATCGCTCGGAGCGCCTCAATATCATGCATCGGAGCAGTCCGAGGTATCGGATTGTCTTGCCTCTCAACCCAAGCTTTTTGAGCTGGAGCCTTGAGATCAGGACGATCAAGCGGAACCTTGCTAAGATGTAGCAACCAGGACAGAATAAACTGTATGATCGCAGCATCCCCATTGGACATGATGATGGGTCGTCCTACGAGCATCTGTTCAATCCTGTAAACAGGTGTATAGCAGATGTCTTCGACAGGCTCATAAAACAAAGAACCATCACGATCCTCAAACCCGCGCAAAAACTTTACGGCCATCGATTTCAGCTTACGCTGTGTTTCGATAAAACCGTAACAGTCGAGGAGGTCACTATACGCAAGTAACTGCTCACGTATCAACATATCCCGACGCCGTGGCTTCAACGCTTGAGCTAAGGGTGAAGAATAAAGAAGGGTGGCATGTGCCGCTAAGGCTCTACGAGCCGCAACGACATCACCTTTGGAGGGCGTAACAACGGGCATTGCTTCAGCCCATTGCGTTGCGTACTTCACAGGGTCCACTCTGAAAGGCATCTGTCAGTTTACTAAACTGGCGAAATGCCGGTGACCAGTGCAAGCGCAGGTGTGGCTACGGGCTTGTTCGCAGCAACGGGGGTCAGCACAAAGTTGACCGCCTCGTAAAGCGCGCGTGAAGCACCATCGCCATACAAAAGCGAGCCTGACTCGGGATCCACGACGAAGTTGTAAGCTGCAAAGCTCACAGTCCAACGCGTGAGTACCGTGCCATCCGTCAAAGTAAGACGGGCTGGACTCCAGTTGTAGACCTCGACACGATGAGCAACAATGGGCAGGCTAAAGGCCCGACCCAGACTAACGCTGAAGCTGGTGGCAGGCGTAGTGGTTGTAACCACGTGCACGCCAATCAGATTGCGGCTGGTCGCATCAGTGCCGACAAGGTCTTTGCGGAGAAAGAACGCCCACGTTGGATCGACGTTACCATTCTGCATGTTCGGAAGCATATCAAGCTTCGCGACACCAGAGCGCGTCATAAAAAGACGAACAGCCGAGAACGGGACGGACATGTAGTCCGCATTGACCAACGCGAAGTTGGTCGTCTGAATCTCACTGGCCCCGTTAGTAACAGGGTCGGCGGGATAAGTGACAGCTGTGGTCATACCTTAGCTATCTTTCTGCTCAAAGAGCTAGAAGTGAAGGGCGAATGGTTAAAACAGGACCACTATAGCCAATGGAACAGCTACAGTAATCGGCACGCCCGGACTCGTTAACCAAGAATCCGAAGGTGGGTCTAAGTAAAGGCGAGTGGGTTCAGAGCGCAGATACACATGGGTTTTGAAGCCAGATGCATAGGTGATCAATATCGAAACACTGTGACCAACAGTGAGACTCGAATTGCCAACCATTTTGTACCTTACGTAAGCTGCATTTAACATGGCAGTTACGGGCACAAACCACTCGAACACGAAAGTAAACGGGATCATCTTGTAGAGATAGATGGGATCAGGCTCAAAGCCTAAAGCACCAGCATCTCGTAAGAGTCGATCGACGGCCGCATAGAAATTTCCATGCGATACGCGTGACGTCATTTCCGTACGGAAGTGCACATCATATGACAAGATGCGCTCATCACGAAAGGACGATAACAGCAAGCGTAAGGATTCTGGCAAAGCTGTGATATCCTTACCACTGAACGCCATGGCGCCGACACCCGCCGTTTCTAGGACATTCCGCATCGTGCTATCAAGCACGTGAGATGCGGTGCGTAGAGCCGGTTCGAGTGCGAAGGCGAACGTCAGATCAATGGCAGCGATTAGCTGAACCAGTGCTCGGACCCTGTCAAACAGGGGTATATAGTCTTCGAACACAGTGATGCTACTTAGAGACTCGAATAAGCGCTTTGTTACGCGCTTCTCCGTCGCCTCGACCGCTGTGCCTTTGAGCGCCAAGATCGACTCCGCACCCTGTATCAGGGATGGGATGAAATCTGAAGACTTCATAAGGGACTCGAAGTTCCTGGTCACTTTCCCGATAAGTGTGTTATAGGCCCGAGACTGCGTGTAGAAAAGACCGGGAACGCAGCGCATAATGGATACGGGGATGGCAGAAGCCATCTGACGTAGTAGAGGGGTAATACCGGCATAGGAAATGTGCTGGTCAACCGCTCTAACAGTGAATGGGTTTTGCCACAAGCCCCAGTTATATTGAAAGAAGGGCTGGTAACGAACTCCGTAAATCTCACTGCCATAGAAAGCATCACCATCGCCAGCAGTCGCCGAGTAAATCAGCAAATGCGGGAGGACGGGATCTCTACGGACACTGAAGGTATAACTGGTGTCAGAAAGAAACCACCAACTAAAACCAAGGAAGTATCCGGGCCACCACCATGAGGTGAGGTTGACTGTACCAGTGAACAGATCATCCGTGCAATGGAGTTCGTAATAGTGCGCCAAACCGGCCGCACCAACGTTTCCAGAGTTATTACGGAAGGGCACCCTAGTAACTAGGCGCTTGTTCACAGCAG